CGACATGAAGAACTGGCCGTCCTGAAAATCACCGCTCAGGCCGTCCGTCAACTTGCACTTGTACAGCGTCACGCGGATGTCGTCCGCGCCATCGCCCAGCGCCCGCCCGATGATCTTGAAATAGGGGAACGCCTTCTGCGCGTCCCCCACCAGCGTGGTCGTCTGGTTGGGCGTCGTGCCGCTGGTCGTCACCGTGCGGCCCGTCATCAGCGCATACGCTTCCAGGCTGATGCCGCCCGCCTCCAGTTCGAACTCCGCCGCATCGGCGATACTGACCACGCTCGCGATCTTATCGCCGCCGCGCAGCGTACCGCTCTGCACCGTCTCCTTGAACTTCAACACCCGATCCACGGGCAGGGCCACCGCCGTGCCAGACGGCAGCGGATGCAACTTCACCTCGCGCAGCCCAAAGGGCTTATCACCGTAACTCATCGTCTCATCTCCTGTTAAATTTCGTCTTCAACCAACCGCTCGATCACTTCATCCGCCGTCAGTGTCGCCAACAGCGGCTCGCTCACATCTAGTTCAAACTCAGGCCGTGGATACGTCAACAGGTTCGCCGCAATTTGTAGATCGTCAACCTCAACCACGTGGCCGTTGCGTTCATCCCACGTGTACGGTCCCACGATCCGCGTCCCAAACCCAACGTATTTAATTCTCACGCCCGTCAGCCCGCTCATCCGCCTATCTCACTCAGCAACTTCTGCGCCGTGCACTCCCACGTGCCCCGCCTCCGCAGCCACTCCGCCGCGCCGCGGCCCACTTCCAGCGCTGCCTCTCGATTAGACTCGCACCAGCGCATCAACTCCACCAAGTGATCAATATCCGGCTCCGCCCACTCCCCAATTGTGCCCGCATCAAAATAGCCGTACTCGGCCGTCACCAGCCTGCGCACATCCAGCGGCAGCGCCCACGCCTCAATGTCCTGCGCCAGCCCGCCAAAGTTCGTCGCAATCACCGGCAAGCCAGTCGCGGCCGCCTCGCGGGGCGGCAGTCCCCAGCCCTCACCACGCGCCGGATACACACACACATCCGCGCTGGCCAGCAGCGCGCGCCAGGCGTAATCATCCAGCCGTCCAATAACTGCGCGCACATTCCGATCGCGGAATCTCGGTTGCCCTGGCAGCGCCTCACGGAAATGCAGCACCAGCTGCACATCATCCCGATCGCCAAACGCCAGCCTGAACGCCCGATACGCCATATCCCAGCCCTTTCGCAAATCCGGCGTCCCGCTCCACACCAACGTATACGGTGCATCCTCAGCGAAGCGCAGCGCAGTCGAAGGGCGCTCCGTGTAAAAATACTCGTCTGGATTTATCCCCCACGGCATTAGACTAATCGGCACGTGCACACCGCTCGCCTCAAACACGTCAACGTTCCACGCGCACGGCACCAGCACTCGCGTGCAATATCGATTGATCATCTCAGCCCAACCGGCCGGTAACCGCGTCGCCTCAAACATCGTCACGCCCGCCAGCCCGCCCGCCGCCGTCACATCCCCGTACCACAGCGGCAAACACACCATCACCGCCCTGCCCGGCCGCGTCCACGTCCGTTCCTGCGGATCAACGTACGTCCCGGCCACGGCCATGTCCACAATTTCAACGCCAGAATCGATCCTGCGCAATTCTCGCGCCATATTTCGCACGCCGCAGCCGTAGCCGTCCCGCTCGATGTGGAATCCGAACAATGCCAGGCTCATCGCAACCTCGTCGCGTAATATCGGCTCATGTGCATCGCACAGGCCAGCGCCGCATCTTCCTGATCCGTCACATCATCTCCGTGACGGATGTCCCACATACCCGACAACTTCACTCGATTCAGCAGCGTAAACACTCGCGCTAGCCCGCTATCAATCGTGCCATAGCCCGCCCGCTGATAAAAGTAAATCTCAACCGCCGTGCGCGTGCTCGCGTCATACGGCCCGGTGGGTGTATCCGTCGCAACTCTCACCAGCGCGCACGGCGTCAACTCCGCGTTGGCATCAAACGCCGCCGAGGTGTCCTGTCGGCTGATCTCCGTCGCCGCGTGCACCCCGCCCGTCAGCAGTGCCATCAACGTCGTATCCGCCTGTAACGTCGCCTGAACCGTCTCTCTCAGTCCCATGAATACGGATCCTCAAACGCCCACTGCGGCAAATGCTGCGCGATCTGGCTTGTCGTCAGATCAACATTCACATCCCCGCCCACCAACTTCTCAAAGGCGTCCATCTCAGGCCATGCGTCGGTCCCATTCACCCAGCCGCGCAGGCCGTCCACAAACGCCGTCTCATCCATCATCACCGCCGTCAGGAAGCAGAGACAATTGGGATGCAGCGGCAGTTCAATCGTGCCCTTGTCATAGATTCCTTCGCCACCATCGCCCTCCGCAATCACATCGTCGCACACATCCTCTTCAGGATGCGCCGGGCTAAGATTCACCTGCTCCTTCTCAACCCACGGCATCGCCTGCATCACGTTGCTGGCCGCCTGCGCGTGAATCGCCTGAATCTCCGTGCGCGCCAACCGCAGCGCCTTATATGCCACGCCCTGCCCCGCGCACGCATCGCCGCTCTTCAGGCCCGTCGTGTCTCCGCCCGCGATGTCCGTCTTCGTCAAGCTCTGCAAGCGCGTGCGCGTCCAGCGCGGACAATCCTGCCCCGCACCCAGATACTGCTCCAACTCCGCCGCAATATCCCACGCGCTCATCCCGTTTGCTACACCGGTATCCAACGTCTGCTCAATGCCGCGCAGCGCATCCGTGTTCAGATTCCACACGCGCTGACTCAACTTCAAGCCGTCTTTGTAAATGCGCTTATCCGCCGCGGCGCGAATCGCCTCCAACTGCGGATTGAACACAAAATCAATCGTGCTTTTCGCCTCTTGAATCTTGTCGGCCTTTTTCAATGCGGGCTTCAGCATCTTCTGCTGATACACCGCCAGCGTGCCAAACGGAATGCTGGCCGCTTGCGTGCGCAGATCTTCGAACCATGGCTTCCACTGCGCAAACCACGCATTCCACTCGCGCGTCAATGCGCGTTGTGCGCGCTGCAAGCCCAGCCCGTCCAGCGTCCCATCGGCCTTGGCCGCGCCCACCACGGCCACCTTCATTTTGTCCGCCGTCTCGCTCAGTCGTCGATGCGTCTCACCCGTGACGTACAGATGCATCCGCAGAATCGCTTTCTGCTGTGTCTGATGCACCCGGTTGAGAGGAATATCCGCCAGCGTTTTCTTGCTCATAATGAGGATACGCGGTAAGCCTTTTCACCCTCTCCTGTGGGAGAGGGGCTAGGGGTGAGGGTCAGAACTGATTCGCCGCATCCGCCACGCGGCTGATGTCATTCGCCAGCACAACGGCCGTCAAATCGACGCCCGGCAAAAACGGTGACAGCACTTGCAAAATAATTTCATCCTGCAAACCCAGACCGCGCAGGCGCAGCGCAGCGTCCGCCGCATCGCGCAGCATGGCCGGTGTCAGTACGCGCTTGCTGGCCCACACGCACTCATACGCTGCGCTATCGGGCAATATCCCCGCCAACAGCAACTGCAAATCAATCGCCGGTCTCACAAACTCATCCTCAACCCACTTCGTCACCACCGGCAACTCTTCGTCGTACTGTTCCTTCTGCTTATCCAGCACATCCCGATTCAGGTCCTGCCCGTACCCAATCAAACTCATCGGCACCGGGCTTGCCGTCCAGAACGATCGGATGTGATGAATCACATCCGCAATCTGCTCCAGATTCGCATCGCCCTGAATCGCGCTGATGCTGCCCGCCTTGTTGGTGAAATAATCGGCCACGGCCGCAAACGGATTGTCCAGCGCCGCCTGGTTGCGTTCCTTGTAGCCCTCCAACTCCGGCTCACTCGCGCCCTCCACCACGTGCAAATACTTCATGCCCGCGCGGGTCTTGCGCCGCACCGCAATATCCGTCTCGCCCTCCGTGTAGCGCTTATGCGCACTGGTCGCCGACGCGAACAGCGGCTGCCCGTAGCGACTGCCTTCGTCATGGTCCCATCGCGCGTGGATGATCTGCCACTGCGCAAACCACACCGCATCCGATGGCGCCACCAGTCCCCAATACCCCGCATCTCCCCACCAGTACGCCCGCGTCGGATCAGGGAAACGGTCAAACTCATCACTCGCCCGGCGCATCTCCAGCGACGGCTTGCGCGTCAGCGCCGCGATCTCACCCTGCGCATTCACGCCCGCTTCCAAAAACGTGTCACCGTCACGCAGCGTCAACCGCACATAGTCATCCAGCCGATCGAGCAACCGCGTCCGCGCCATCATCGCCGTCGCAATCTCAACCGCCCGCGCATTGGCCGACTTGATCGTAAAGCCGCCCTTCACCGCATCGCGCCCCAGCGTGGACATGATGCGCTTCACGCGCATATCCGTGCGGTACATATCGCGGCTCTTGCGCACAATCTCAAGCCGATCCCGCTCCGGCTTAAACAGATCCATCACCGCGCTCGGGCGTGACGGCGGCCGCACCTCATCCGTCGTCGTCGGCTCATTCACAGGCGAACGCTGGCGGAAGATGGCAGTAAATCGTTCAATCAGTCCCATACGTCACCCGTTACCTTAAGACATTCTTCAGCATCGCTTCCAGCCTCGGCAAATTCGCCTCCATCGTGCTCATGATGATCGCGTACTTGCCGCCGTTCGACAGTTCCAGGAACTTACCGTAATACATCGTGTGGCTCAGGGCCAGCACCAACCGATCGGTTGTGCCACTCACGATCGCATTCTCGGTCGTCTTCGTTACCGCATCCACGCCCTGCGAAATCGATCCCAACTG